CATTCATTAAATGGTATCCCAGCATCGAAACATTCTCGGACGCCTCTAATGTGGTCCAGTTGATAGGCGTCTTTAGTACCCGCTAATCCCCTTGGTAGATTATTGGGGTTTATGGTCTTCTCGTGAATCGAATAGATCCTTCGGGTTAACTGATGAACCTCCGAGCGATATGCTTCCCAGTCGCTAGCGGTTAATTGATATTCTGCTTTTTGTTTAGCCGAGTTGGCCTTGCATCTTTGGATTTTCGTCTCTTTGTTGCAGACAGGGCAAGTGGTACCCCGGTTTATGAGGTTGGTTGGTCTGCTTTCAAATTCATGGCCACAATTTCTATTCCTCACTTTAATAGGAATAGATTGATTAATATATCTACCAAGAACCTCCAGGTAATCTATCTCATTCAGTTTCTGAATAGCTCTATTTCTTTGCTTCTCGTTAAGAATTCTTAACTTTTTCATTGCAGTATTACAATCGGGACAGCCATGCCCACCGACCATTGTTTTAGGTCTAGTATCCCAAATCAAACCACACTCTAGGTGTTTATGCTTAATCTTAGTGTGGGTTCCAGAATATTCTTCCAAGCACTCAAATCCAGGGTTTTTCTCCCTTAATTCTTTAATATATTGCTCATGGGTTTTTCTGATAGACAAGATCTAATACCAGCTTTACTTTGATCTTCTATTATAACAATCTTCGGGTAGGAAGTCAACCCTCCACACATAAGAAACGGGGCAGAAGCCCCGTTTCTATTTAACTATAGAAAATACCGAACTAATTAACCTTACAGGAAGGCCAAGTTAGCGACAGTAATTTTACCATAGTAGTTTCCTGAGTTGCCAAGTGATGTTGCGTTGTTGGTAAAGATAGCCTTACCATAACGGGTCATCAACTGGATTGATGGTTCAAATGTATCAGGATCGATAACTGGCTGTGAAGCCATCAATGGAATGTATGGGCAATGGAAGTAACCTGCGTCAACTTCGGTATCGCCTTTATATCCAAGAACGATGGTGTCGCCACCAGCGATGTTATATGAATCATGATAAACTCTGATTCCACCATTAAGAATACCAACCTGCTTGATGTTAGTATTAGGACCGGAAACCATAGATTCTGCACCAAGGCTCATGAAAGAACCACGGAAATCAGCGTGACGGTTTGCGGATTGTAGAACGGCCATTACAGGGCTAGAAATAACTGCCCAGTTAGCTCCACCACGTTTGGTCAAACGAGCGATCTCGGTTGAAACCTTAGCGATGACGGTACCAAGAGCAGCGTGGGAATCACCAACGAAGGTTGGAGCACCAGTAACTGCGCCTTGGTCATATGCGTCTACGGTAGAAGCCAAGTTAGCAAGATCAAGAATTACTTCCTGATCCATTTCAGCGGTAATTTCAGCAGAAAGAGCAGAAACGAGTTCTGATTCTACGTCAACACCATGCTGGGAGCTAAGATCCTGCATAGCTTCAATAGTCCAACGAGCGGATAGCTTACGCGTACCGGCTTCGACGGCCTGTTTGAGAACTTGCAAGTCGACCTTGTTACCCTGAATACCTTCACCGGAAGCAGTATCAAACGCGCCGCCCCAGGTTGAGTTAGCAGCTGGATCACCAGAATAGTGAATAGCTACTCGTGAAGGTTCGAACATTTCGTCACCAGCGATAACGTCTTGAGCTGTGCCATGAAGGCCAGCCAAACTAGCACCAGCAGCCTGAGTTGTCTGGTAACGGAAGCGCAGGGAGTAAACCAAGCCAACAGGTCCAGCCATTGGCTGAACACCGACAATTTCAGAAGCAATCTGCGTAGGCAGAGTACGACGAATGAGTGGGAGTAAGATTTTACGGAAGTCTCCGATATTACCAGCGGCGGTACCACCTGCAGTTGCGGCTTCAGTCATGTACTTAACAGCACTTTCTAAGCCAGCAGCGGTTACCTCACGCTTGGTTCCTTCAAGACCTTCAAGCAGGGTGTCTTTCGTTTCCTGCCAATTCTCGAAAAGTTGATCCATTACAGTCTCCTTATTAATCAACGTTAAGTTTTATGTGATACCTGCAAGACGGCGCATTTTTTCTTTCTCTGCTTCAAGAGCAGCTTCAGCAGCCGTTGCAACGGCATCTACGTCTTCGGTAACAACTTCATCACCAGTTATAGTCACGGTACCTTTAGGAGCTTCAGTAATAACCTTAGCTTCGGAATCTACAGCAGGTGCTGCTTCTTCGCTTTCAGTAACAGTTTCTTTACCAGTATCCACGGTGCTTAGAACCTTCGGCAACATTCTTTCGTAAATTTCAGCAAACTTCTCAGTTTCCTGACGAACTAGGATTGTTTCCATTACGGACCTACGCTTACCGGAGAGAGGTGAAAGGATTTTCTCAAGTTCCTGTTCCCGAACCATCTTAGCAAGTTGCTCTTCAAGTTCAATAACACGGTCCTCGGAAGCCTCTTTAGCCTCTTCAGATTCTCGGATTTTTTCTTGCGAATCGGGCCCGAGAGCACCCTCGTTTACAAAGCTTTCGTGATAGCACTGTGAGAAGGCTTCATATACTTGGCGACCAAAGCTGTTCTCTTTGACCGACTTAATATCTTCAGCTAACTCCTCGAGCTCAGCAGCCAGACGAGCTTCTACAAACTCATCCAACTTAGCAATAAGAGCTTCACGCTCTTGTGCGAACTGTTCTGCTAAACGTTCTTTCTCTTCTTCAATCTCTAAGGCCTGTTCAACTTCCAGGTCACGGAAGGCAGTAATGTCTTCCTTGAGCTCATCAATTTCTTTAGCGAGTAGCTCTGTTACCTTTTCATCCAGGTCCTTTGCAAGAGCTTCACGCTCCTCCACGAATTTAGCTGCGAGATCGGCACGGACCTCAATTTCAACTGCTTCGCGAGCTTCGGCGATTGCCAATTCCTTTTCAGCATCAACTTCTGCTACAGCCTTAGCTTTAGCTTCGTCGATTGCCTGAGTGAAGGCTTCGGAAATCTGAGAACGAACCTCATCAGACAGTAGCTCATTGTCTAAAACGGCTTTTAAAATATCATCAGCCATATCATGCGCTCCTTGTACTGTATGAGCCTATCTATTTCTAGAAAGGTATACTGGACTTTTCAGGTTAACTGAATTGTCCCACTCACTGACTAATCAGTGGATTTATTCGATCACTTATTAAGTGAACGAATGAATTTTTTTATTTCTGATTCGAAGTACTTCTGAGCCTTCTTATCAGTTACCACAGCCTCTGCTAAACTTTCAACACAACGACCGTTAGTAGCAATACCTAAGCTTTCCATCACACTTTCGGGATAAGCCTCGGGTGCTGATGGTTGGGCAACAATATCCATAGTGGAGAAGTTGTAGTCCTCAACGTTTCCGCCTTCAGCAACTCGACCTGTCCCTCTGGAACTAACACCTAATTTAACGCCTGCGCTAATTAAGGTTCTAGCAATGTTGCCCATAGGGGTATCAACAATTTTCATCTTACCGATTGCGTTTGACCCTTCCATTTTAGCTTCGGTTAGGACGTGACTAACACGATCCAAATTGATGCTCAAAGTTTGTGGGTGGTCAAGCTCGCCCATAATAGACTCGCCGGTAGCTAATCTTTCGTTGATTACATTAACTGCTTTCTCTATTTCGGACTTTGGGTAATTCCGTCCGTTTCTATTCTTAACATCACCTTGCATAATGATGCCGCTAAGAACGAGAGATTTACCGTCAGCGCTGGCTTCAGTAATTAACCCAGACTCTACAAAGAGATCTTCGCTTAGTAATTTGGTGTCCATCTAAATCTCCAACGCTAACTTAATAGGTGTGCCGTCCTTGGCACGTTTACTTTGTCCTTAGGAAATTTCTTCCTCTTCGACCTCAGTATCCAAATCAGTTGTTTCGGGTTCATCCGAATCCAACTCTTCTTCGGGTTCTGGGTTTAAGGTAGTCCGAACCTTTTGGGTCAAATAATCATGGAAGGATGCACTCGCTGCATCATCATCCTTGGTTATATGCGCGTCTACAACATTTCCCAAATGGTCTATAGCAGATAATTCTGCTGGAATATCTTCTACAGGTGTTGGGGTTTCAACCTCAACATCTGGATTGTTCTCTTCCTGATCTTCAATCTTATCTTCTGCCATTGTAATATCCTCCTGTAATTATTTATAGCTGTAAACTTTTTCTCCAGATCTAGTCGTTATTTTCTAGAAAATAGGGTGTTTATGTTCCCCTTATATAAATAGTGGTATGAATCCTTTAAACAAAACCGACCAATTCATCGAAAGAGCTAGAAAAATCCATGGTGATTTTTATGATTACTCCCTAACTGAGTTTAAAAACGCAAAAATAAAATTAAAAATTAGGTGCCCAAAACATGGGGTTTTTTCACAATACCCAAATGGTCATCTCCAATCGTCTTGTAGAAAATGCTCATATGAAAAAAGATCCGAAAGAATAAGTGCGATATATGATACTGATCTATTTATCCGACGATCCAAAGAAAAACACGGAGACCGGTATGATTATTCCCTATCCGAATATTCCGGATATACTACGAAAATAAAAATAATATGTAAAATCCACGGATCTTTTCTCCAAACCCCCGGAAATCATTTTAATACGGGAGGTTGTTTGGAATGCGGTCTTAGTAAAACCGGTCTATATAGTAATTGGTATTTTGATAAAAACCCCGAGCTTCGAGATAAAAAGGCTTCATTATATTTAATTAAATTAAATAATTTGAATGAAGAATTCATCAAGATAGGTATCACTATCAATCGGATTGAGGATAGAATATCCAGCTTTGATGAATATAGGACCTCAATTATTCGGGTTCTTCCTGGTGCGTTGTATGAATTATTTCTACTAGAGCAATCCATCTTAGGGAAATATTCCAAATATAGACCTAATATTAGATTCGGGGGTCATACCGAATGCATGGATAGCCGAAATATAGATTCCATATTATCGGATATGAATTTAACGTAACTGTTGATTGATAGTGTTGATATTATTAGATTGATCTGCTACTTTTCGGCGGATTTTTCCAGATGCTTTATTGGCCTCATCAATTCTTCTAGATAGATTTTCTATCTTTTTGG